CGTAGCTGTTGGCGTAGTTGTTGTAGCTGTTGCCGTTGTTGCCAAAGCCAAGTCCAGGCGTACCGGCGAAGACGGCAATCTGCGCCTGCGTCAGAGGCTCAACCGTGATTCCGGTTAGAGTCTTCGCGGCGAGAGAGAATGCGCTGTTAGGTGCGCCGGTATTCAGACCCATGCCAACGCCTGCAATGGCGGCGGCGATGTATTGATTGTTTGGAGCGAGTCCGCCTTGCACGGTTGAGTAAGCACCGTGGGCGCGGCTGTAGTTTGCGGCTTTGATGAGCGAGAAGACGTTGCCAACCGAACCAACCAACGCTGTTGCGCTCTGCGTCCCGTAGATGTACTGCATAGCCGGGGTTGCCGACTGCGCGTACTGAGCGATCGCCACATTATCTGCGTCCGTCGCTGTCGTACTCATCGCGGCGTACCATGCCGGTTGCGCAACGCGGCAAGCAGTGATGGCCTGTAGTGGAGTTTCGCCGATGGCCGTGATGTTCACCTCAAGAGCGGCTCCCGTGCTAGGTGCTTGCGGGACAGTGGGAAGTGCGCTGGCGATGCTGTACCCGGTGCCCTGACGCCCCGAAATGAACGCCACAGAGGTTACAGCCCCTCCGCTTACGCCGGTGACCTGCCCGTAGCCAAATGAGGCGTTCGATTGTGTTATGAGGAAGGTATCGTGCAGTGCCCATCCCGTACCTGCCGAACCAGAGTCAACTGTGATCGCTGCGATGGCCGTCGCGTCTTGGCATCCAACCCAGAGATATTCAGGCGGAGTTACGGGCGGTGCAGACTGTCCGAAGTAGAGTTCAGCTGCAATCAACTCAGGATCGGTCGGCTGAAATCCGTAGGATGTCATCGCGGAGACGCTGGCAAACGGCACACAGCGTCCATTTGTTCCCTGCGAGGGGATGCGCCCGCTGTTGCCAACAATCACGCCCTGATTGAACTGCGGGACGGACACTCCGCCGGGAGTCACGGAAACGCTGACATTGCAGAGGATTGAAAGCGGTAGAGGTTGAGTCGCCATGCTGTTTTCTCCTACAGTCCAACCGTTACATCTGTGATTATACCCGCCTCGTCTTCGAGAATGATCTCGGAGCTTTGGATGGTCTGTTTCGTCAATGTATCCGTAACCTGCTCATTCATTCTTGCCGAGAAACCGGAGCGTTCCCACCACTGATTCTGAAACAACTCTGGCGTCCGTCGTACCGTGCCAATGACCGTATCGAGATACAGATTCGATGCCTCAAGGGTATCATGCACGAAATCCTGATACAGACACGCCTTGACCTGTCGAGCGCGGTCAAAACTGTTTGGGCCGTAGAAGACGAAGCCTATTTCCCAAACCCGCGTGTAAATTGTCGCTTCGAGGAACGTCAGTCCTTGCGTCGCGTTCGGCTGAATCTCGTGCGCCGTATTGTAGGGATCGGGAACCTCAACAGCGCGAACGAAGGCAATATCGTCTGTAATCGCCCAAGCGGGCTGTCCGGGCGTTGGCCAGTCTATCCGTACCTGAGAGTAGGCCGTGGCGTCTGTGGGGCCGCTGGGCGTGATGCCGAGGCACTGTAGAACGATACCCTGCCATAGAACCTGCATCTGGGCCGTCGTCAGTCCAGTGCTGGTCATCGTTCCTACGCCGGGAACCGAGAAACTACTCACCGCTCAACCTCGCTGCTATGGCCTTGTTGAACCCAAAGTCCTTCCATTTCGTGACTGCCACGACGCGGTACAACTGCCCATCCCATGTAATCGTGTCGCCAATACCCGATGTGGTTCCCTCTGCGCGAGTCTTATACATTGGCAACTCTGAGATAAATCCCATCATGCCAGTTGCGCGGTCGCCCTCTGGAACTTGAGCCAAGTCCTCTTCCGTGGCCGGTTGGATGATGCCCCAGAAAGGAATAGCCGTCGTGACCGACACATAGCCGCCCTGCTGGAAGCTACCTGTTGAGCGATTGACCGTGTACGCCTGCGCGAATGCTGGGCTATTTGCCACGCGCGTGAGTGAGATGGTAGGCATTAGAGCGCAGCGACCTCCGCGATTCCTTCAAGAGCTTCCCCAGCGGTTTCCGCTCCGGCTTCTACGCCCTCGCCAACGGCTTCAGTTCCCGCCTCAACACCCTCTGCAACCTGAGCCGATGATTCCTCTACTCCGCCGTCGCGTTCCTGTTCGGCAAGGTTCCCCTCATGTACTCCGCCGCCAGTCTCGGTAATATGTGTGATCGCTCGCCGCATCTGACCCGTGTCGATGCCGGGTGTTTCGCTGCCCTTTGCGCTGATAGTCGATGGCATGTTCGGCAACCATCCATTGCGCGAGTCGGTAAACCAAGCCTTCGATGCACTCTCGCCAATCTGACCAGCGCGGTCAAGATGCTCCATCATGCCCGATTCGTCACCATTCAACGCAGCTACTGAAGCCGCCGCAAGTTCCTTTGCAATCAAATCCTTCGTCGGATCGGCCTCGATTGCAGCCTCGATAACAACGCGCGGCGGTTGCCCGCGCAACGGACTTCCATTGGAGAAGATGAATAGCAGTTCTGCGTTCGAGATGGGATTCTGCGCGGCGCGGAGGAACTTGCGGGCCTTCTTCGTCAGAGTCCCTTTCTTCGACAATGCCATTGCCATAGCGCGTAGCTTCAACGCATCCTGCCGATCATCTCCCTCTGGAATACCTACCAGCGCGTCCGCGCCATTCAGCGTAGCGATGCCCGCATGAATCTCTGCCATGCCGGGGCCGCTCGAACTGAAGGAACATCCAAACACGCTACCTCCGAAAGTAAGCAGGGCCGGAACCAACGACTCGCGCCCGCGATGCCAGTTGAACGCCATACTGCGTAAGCGACCAAGAGGCCCAGTTGTCCACGGCCTTGATTGCCTGCAATCCCTGCGAAACCCCGTCCGCGCCCTGCGAGATGGTGATACCGGCCTGCAAGCTATTCGCCACAATCTGATTCGCCGTACTCTGCTGATTGCCTTCAGTCTGGCAATAGAGCGTCAGATAATGCGCGATGTAGAGAGCCATGCCAAGTTCCCACTGCTCACGCCAGCGCGATTGCATGATGGAGACGATTGCAATGTTGAGATAGAGTTGCATCACCGCAAGTGGAACCAGTTGCGCTTCATAGACCGCAAGCGTCACCGCGCCAGATGCTGTTGCGTTCGAGGAGACGGTAATTTCCGGTATGATTACTGTCTTGATTACCGTTCCATCATTCAGCCCTTGACACGTCACCAACTGACCGGCGGAGAGGCCCGTTGCGGTCGAATCTACAGTGATAATCGGTGATCCCGATGTGAGCGTCGCAGAGATGAACGTGGGCGCACCGAAGAACTTGGGATAGATACCCAGAAAGTCATTTACCGTGTAGGGTGGATTCGTGCCTGTAGGTACGCCAGAGGCCAACCCCAGAAAGGCATTGCACTGGCACCAGCCCGGTATGCCAAACCCTCCAACGTCGCACCCATCGTAGCCATATCCCCCATAGATCGTCATGTAGAACTGGTCGATGTTCTGTGTGGGGAAGGCGGGCATTGATGACTCCTGGAAAAATGGGGCAAGGCATTTAGCCTTGCCCCGGAGAAAAGGTGATGCGCTGTTAGATGCCGTACTGGTACATGATGGTGGTCGGACGCAGGACGCGGACGATGCCGGTGTTGGCGATGTAGGTGGCGGCGAACGCTCCGTCCTGCAAGCTCAACGGCCCCCCCATGCGCTGAATGTCCTGCAAAATTCCGAAGTTCACGAAGTCGTCATTGAAGACGTAACTGGTAAGCTGTGCCGCGCCACTATGAGCGGCCCCGCCTATCGTCTCCGCCCAGAAGGGGAGGGGAATGATCTCAGGCACCTTGCCATTGATCGACAGCCCCCAGTAGTTGCCCTTGATGTACTCAAGGACGTTGGCGAACGCCGGGATTGTGGTGGCTGCTCCGCCGCTGGTTCCAGTTGTTGGGAGAGTCATGGGCTGCAACAGGTAAGTCCAGCGGGAGGCCGGGACAAGGAAGCGATCAGGGACGGCATCGGGAGCGTAGCCGCTGTTCGCCCATGTGGTCTGTGCTGAATACTGGAAATCATTGAAGATGTCCAGCGGGGTCTTTGCCGACCAGAGATAGTTTCCGCCCGCCGCGCCAGCCTGAATCTGCTGATTGACAACGCCAGTGACGTTGCTGTTGAGCAGCCCCTGATTGGCCTCACGACCGAGATAGACGCGTCGGTCGAGGGTCTTGTTCCAGTCCGTCCGCACGGCCTTGTCCAGGATGTCATTCGGCGACTTGTTGGCCTGCGCCAAACGGAGCGATTCGACCAGCGGAATACGGATCGAACGCTGCCATGCGTAGGTCGGGTAGACATCCTGCGAACGGTTGAAGTTCACAATGCCGATGTCATTCGACGCTGCTCCCGTACCGTCCGTGTTCGGCGAGAACACATCGACAAACTCAGCCGTCTCGGTGTCAACCCACCCGCCGCCATTCATCAGCGGAACGTCACGGAACCAGGTATGCCCTTCCAGCGGCATGTGCAGCCGAGGATCGGGCTTGTTGAGTTGCGATTGGAGGAAGATTTGCCCGGTCGATGATGCGTCCTTGACGCCCAGCGACTGCGCCCCATTCATGCGGAGTTTGTAGAGGTTCCGCAAATACGTTGGAGACTTGGCAAGTGCTTCCGTCTCAGGGTCGATAATGGCGCGGCGTGGTGTCGAGAGGTACAGTTCGTTCGAGTTCATCGTTTGGCTCCAGTGTTACGGGATCAGGCGGTTGAGAATTGTGACCTGCGCGGTAATCTGCCCGGTCGCTGAATCGGTCGAAAGGATTCCGGTCTTGAAGACAACCCCGTTCGTCATCAGCACATTCCCGGTCAGGGGCGAACCCTCGATAGCGCCAATCCAGCTATTCGGATAGCTTCCACTGGTCGCCGTGCGGATGTACACTCCAGCACCGGCACCGGCGGGAGTTCCGTAGGGAACTGCCACGTTAATTGTGCCGCGCGTCAGAGCGTCCGCTTCGGAACCGGCGGGATAGTTGCCGCTGTTGGCAATAGTTCCCGTGCCGCTGCCATTCGTCGGGTAGTAGGTGTTCGTCTTGACGTTGGCCTGGGCGAATGCAATGGGCGTTGTCCCGGCCACAGAACTCGAATCGACCGAGATGTACTGCGCCACGGACGAATAGGTATTGTTCGAGTTCAACACAAGCGCATCGCCGAAGTTCGGCACCAGCGTGTCCGTCGGATTGATGAGGCGGGGCGTAGTGATCGGGAAGTCGGTCTGCGAGATCGACCCGATGGGGCCGAGGATAAGTCCAGTTACCGGAATGATGCTTGCAGGCATGATGGTTCTCCTTGTGCTTACTTACGGGCCGCGCGAGCGACCTGATAATCGTTATACGCCTTCAGTCCATCGGCGTAGGACTTGCCGTTGAAGAACGTGAACATTGCAGGCTCTGGATCGCTGTCTCCGATGCCGCCTTCGGGAGCAATGCGGGTCAACATGACGAACGGATCGGGCGCACCATCCTTCACGCCGGATGCAAGGTCGCCAATCTGCTTGTTGAGCTTGACGTAGGCATCCTTCGCTCCCTTATTGCCAGAGCGAGCCACAACGGGCTTGAGCATCTTGAGCAGGTCGGCGGCGTCGCCGGTGGAGAAGTCGGACTTGGAGTGTTCGTCGGGCGGAAGAACAATCGCGCCCTCAGCGTCACGAGCGGCCTTGTCTTTGGCCTCTTTCTTCTCGCGCTCCTCTTCCTCTTCCTTCTCGGCATCCGTCATCTCGTCGTCACCGAACTCGTCCTTTGCCTTGTCCTTGGCCGCTTTGTCCTTCGCAGCCTTGCGCTTTTCGAGACGCTCTTTCTTCTCTTCCGCCGTCTCTTGCTCGTCTTCGGCGTCACGCGCCGCAGCATCCCGCGCAGCCTTGTCTTTAGCTTCCTTGGCTTCGCGCTCTTCCTTCTTACTCTCTTCGTCCGCGTCCTTGAGAGCGTCAACCATCTTGGCTGCATCCTCTGGACTTGCGTCCTTGATAGCTGCCTGAAGTCCGAGTGCAACGAGAATT